AATTTCTGCAATCTGCGAAGCTGGCGATCGGTCAGACTTAAATGCCTGGCAACTTCAGTCTGCGTAGCCACTCCTCACCTCGCAAAAACTCTCACTTCACAATCACAACAAAACCGGTCATGTCCGGCTTACATGTCTATTTTTTGTGCATGTCCGGTTCACAGAAGACCTCTTTTTTTATTTTTCATATAGTTAACTTGAAGAGAAACCGGACATGGTTCCCGGAAAATTTTCATAAATAGCGAAAACCCGCGAGGTCGCCGCCCCGTAACCTGTTGGATCGACGGAAAGGACCCGAAAACGAGAATGATTATCACTTACAGCAAGAATCGAATCTGATCTATTATGGTGCTTGCTATTATGTGCCGGCACAAGTGCGTCGTTTACCGTCATTTCACACAGAGGCATCATCAAATGAAAATCAGAAATATTCTCGCTATCTCCCTTGCAACATCATCCTTCAGTTGCCTGGCATTTAAATCCTCGCCCAATGTGCTACCAGGACCAACGAATCAACTAACTGCGGTAGAAAGTAAAATTATCGGACATTTTTATGCCCCACACAGTGCATTACCCGGAACAACCATCACAGGGACATGTGACGCCTCCCCCGTCCCGGGATGCACCTGTCCGTTTTGTACTATGCTGCGTAGCCAAAACCGATAACATCCGCATTTACCTGGTATTACATGATGAGTTCACGCAGCGACTGATAGAGGAAGGAAAGATGGTTAGTAAAAGCAAGGCGCATTGCCGCCGCATGCTGCAGGCATTGCAACAGACGAGAGCAGGTATTTTTGACCAGTTGGAAAACTGCCAGCATACTTTGCCCGAGTATATCGCCATCTCATCGGAAACCAGTGCAACTCTTATTCATCGGGTTCCACCAGAGAAAAAGAAGAAATGAACAGTGAGGCGTTGTGTGGCATACAACGCCTTCTTCCATCATTCCTCGTCAGCCATGACAAAAATATAACCGCTGGCTCTTTCATTTTTCTCCTGCGTCCAGCCCCTCTCTACCTGGAAGCATCAGGGACGTGACGGCGTAAAGATAAATTGTCTCTTCACTCCCTGACAGGGGCGATTCTTTTCAAATCGCCATTTCGCCATGGCCTTCACCACTTCATCACGAAACAAATTATGAGGCTCTGAGCGGAGAAAAACGATCCGTGTCACAGTCCCATCAGCACCAATATCGAACTTAACCTCAACCAGCCCCTTGATATAATTTGCTGCAGCATATTCCGGATATCGTGGATACACCGTCACTAATTGCCGGGGCTCATCAGCTTTTTGCTGCGAGCATCCCACTGCCAGGACAGATAACAGAAAAAGTAGTAAAAGGCGTCTTTTCATTTTTATTCCTACGGGTCTTATTCTGACAATATATCCTGTGTTCCAGACTGCCACATCACCACATCCTGTGCCATTATCTGACTCACATTACATACATCGCATCGGGATACAGTAGTAGCACTTTCTGTAATACAGCTTCCTGTTTCTTCCACCATCGCACCGGGATAAACCCGCGAATCATTAACGCGGTAAAAACCCGGTGTGCATCGTTTTTAATTATCCCCGCACACTCGCGCAGAGGAGTCTCCCTGTCGGGCTGCGGTCTCTGTTAATGAGGGAATATAGCGACGATACGGCGCATCAACAAAACTTATTTCAGGCACTGAGTGCGGATATAGTCCTGTGCCCCTTCCAGTTGCTTGTGCATCGTCATCAGCCGCTCTCTGAGGGTGAAATAATCCCGTGTAACGGTGTCTGCCAGTTGGGGGCCGGTTGCATTATCCACGCCGGAGGTGGTGGGGGCTTCACGCACGGAGCCTGGACAGGTGGCGTTGATCCGCAGGCGCTTACGACCAGCGGCAACGTCAGCGCGAAGAGTTTCATTTTCAGCTCTCGCATCGGCTAATTCCCTCGAGTATTTTGCATCGAGCGCAGCAACATCGCGCTGGCGCACCTGCATATCAGTAATGGTTGCGTTCGCCAGCTTCAGTTCACTGGCTTTGTTATCGCGCTGCGCTTTGTAGGTAATCGCGTTATCACGGTAATGGTCTGTTGCCATCCACAGCGCACCACAGGCCACCAGCAGAATAACGATAAACGCGGAAAGCATTCGGTTTATGTTCACCCCAGCAACCCCGACGAAGACAACATCATCCAGGCCATGGAAAGAAAAAGAGCAACCAGCATTAGTGAAAATGAAATGCCGACAATTACACAGAGGATCTTCGCCAGCGTTATGAGTTTGTCTGGCATGCTTAATCCTCCCTTCATGATTTCAACGCAATGACCAGTTTTGCCAGCCCATACAGCATCGGGGACACAGCAACACCGACCGCCACCCACTTAATGGCAAAAGCCAGTGCTCTGCTGATGTCATCAGTTACAGGCGCTTTCAGTTCAAGGCCGTTTTTCATAGTCAACCTCAACAGAATTCGTTTATACTTCGCCATGTTCTCCCTTGCCTTACTCAAGGTCAGAAACACAAAACCCCGCTTGGTGCCAACAAACGGGGTTTTTACTTTTATTCACTTACGTTTCGCCAGTTCGCAGGATTTCGTGTTATCCGCCCGCGTGGCCATGCCTTATTTTTCAGCAAAATATTCTGCTTATCTGTCGATACCCCAGCACGCCAGCGCGCTCTCCTGGTCACGACGGGATACCTGACCGTAACAGTTGTTTGAACGAATACGGCAGTCTCTGCCACCGTCCTTAATCCACCAGCGAATCGCTTCGCAGGCACCTTTTCGATCACCTGCATTAATTCGTCTGTAAAACGTCGACGGGAAACACTTACCGGGACCAATGTTGTACGGACAGAATGACGCGATCCCCGCTTTCTGGGGTTCGGTCAGCGGCACTCTGATGTTTTTCTCCACCCACGCCAGCGCTTTATCACGCTCAATGGCGTTAACCTGGTCGCATTTTTCCTTCGACAACTTCATGCCCGGAACGACAGGTTTGCCATCCACCATGATGGCACCACGGCAGATGGTCCAGATACCTGCACCATCACGGTATGCTGTGGTGTGGTTGCCTTCCTTTTCATCCAGAAACTGGTCGAGAATGTCAGGCGCAGGCGCACCAGCGGCAATCAGCGCCAGAACGGCAGCCGACAGGCCGTATTTGATTTTGGTGTTCATGGATATATTAAATATTCAGCCGCTGTCCCTGGCCCACTAAATACGCACTTTAAGATAAGTCAGCCCCGGATGAAGCCAGTAAGCCGGCACTTTTTTAAAGGGTGGAGTATTAAAATCACGAAGAAGAGCCTCCCGCACAATTGCATCCTTATCAGCACCACTGGCCAGCGCTTCAATCTCAGCGGCTACCTGAAGATATCCCATGCAACGGCCAACGCGCTTCATCAGCCCCTGCTTTTTATTGTTCTTCAGGTAATCAATGGCAAATTCAATGAGCTCCTCACTGTGCTGGTGCGATGGAGGTGTTACTTTCCCATTTTCTGAGATGGTTATTTTCCCAGCATCACCGGATACAACAAAGGATGGCCGGTTACACTCCCATTCCAGCTCACTGAAATTATCATTATGAATACTGAAACACTCTGCGAGATTTCTGCTCATCACTTTCCGACAATAATCGTCAAACGCAGCAAACTGCTTTTCATCGCCAGAAGGCACCAATATCGACCATTTCTTATTCAGCTCAACGACGTAGCTCTCCAGTTTTTCAATACGTGATTCAACATCATCTTTTTCTGACCGCAGTGTTGACGGCGGCATCTTCAGAGAACAAGTAATTCTTCCCGGTAGCTTTCCTTTGTAGGTTATCAACACATCCTGCGCCTCTAAAATTACGGGGCGCTTTTCCGGCAACGGTTCGTTCCATTCACATAACCCGGCAGCAACATCCATGAAAAACTGCTTCGCCTGCTTTTTCGCCTCAGCTTCGTAAAACTCCAGCGTGGCACCTTCAGTACGGTCAAGACTAATCGCCACATCTGGCAACAACAGCGACGCTTGCCCGTCACCTTCCGGCTTCACAGTAACAGTAACCTTATCCCCGTAATTATTTATCCCCTTAACAACCAGTTCATATTTTTTATTCATCACTTTACTCTCCCCGCGCCGCCTTACGCCGGTCCTCTTTGATTTTGAAATACAGGTTAGTCAGGTACGTCAGCAGCCCAAACAGCAGACTCCCCAGCACGCCTATTGCCGCCCACTGAGACGGGGAAACCCTGTCCAGCAACTGCAGGAACCAGTAGCCCGTTCCCACCGCTGACGTGGTGTATGACACACCTGTTGTGATTTTTTCCATCTGGTACATACCCCGTCTCCCGTTATCCGGAAGCTCACAACAATATAAAGACCACCGGCACACACCGATGGTCCCTTGCGCAGGCTTACATCATCATGTCGCTGTCAGGTGTGGGTTCACCGCCATCTGAAGCACTCCCGTCACCCGCGATACCTTCCGGCTCCGGAACCGCTGGTACGCCCAGCAGCTCATCCAGAATGGCATCCACTTCTGCATCAAGACGCGACTCAAGGTTCTGGCGGAGTTTCTGTTTCAGTGCGCTCAGGACTTCTTCAGAGCGCAGGACTTCCTTCACTGCCTCAGCAGTGACCAGGGATGTGATTTCTGACATGGGATTTTCTCGTTGAAAGGTGTTGTCAAGAAAGTGACTACGGAATGAGCGGATCTTCGGGTTTGCTTCCGGCTGACTGACTGGCGCTGATTCTCTCAGCGGCCCTTTTATCAATCTGCCTGCGCCAGAAATCGCGCACTGCCCTGTACCCACCCGAAAGAAGATACATAACACAGACTGCCATACAGAAGTACAGCATTACCTGATGAATAAATGTCATAATTTCTTACCGTTATGGTTGACAATGAGAACTGTTTTCATTTAGAAATGATTGATGTCGAAAGCATCTTTTCTTTACATTCTCCATTGGGATTACCTCCGCCAGCTTCCATTCCTGCCGCTGGCGGCTTTTTTTATCATGCCGCGATGTCCGCGTTGTTCACTTCCACCTTCACACTGTCAATCAGCAGCGTATATGTCGCCGCCTTTGATATGCCTGTCAGTTGCAGTTTGTCCGCCGCCCCTGATGCCGGAGATTTCACCAGTGTGAACGGCGTCCCCCGTTTCTCATCCAGTACCGGCGTCACCTGAATGCTGTTGTTTCCGGCAAACTCAAAAGCCAGTGTGTGCCATCCGTTATCAAAGACCCCGAACGTTTCCAGCTTCGCATTCGGCTTCTTGTGGTGCATCGCGTTCAGGTTCGTCGCATCCGTCTGCAGAAAGAAGGACATCAGCATGTCGTTGCCTTCCTCTGCCAGCGTCACTCCCTCCGGCAGGGACGACAACTGCCAGTAAATGCCCAGGGCAAACTGATTCGGCACCAGTGAACCCGGCAACTTAAACCGTACGCTCACACGTCCCCCCTTCTTCAGTAACTCCACTCCCTGTCCGGCTGCATCATGCTCCAGAAACCAGATGTGGTTTTCCGGTTTATTCAGTTGCAGGGCCTTACCTCCCGTAGCCCCCGCATCACTGACCACCGCTTCAGCAATGTTTTTGTTAACATTGTCTCCGCTCGCCGGTTTGTGATAATAGCGCCAGCCCTGTGATGCCAGGTCTTCGCCGGACGCCAGCAGACTCATCAGGGTTCGGTTACTGACCGGGGCTTCCGGCTCTCTCTCCGTACCTTCACCGGAAGGTCCGGTGGGCTTCACCGTATCAGGCTGTTTTCCGGTAATGAATTCAGCGTTTCTCCCGGCATGCACAAGAATCGCCGTTGCCAGACGGTCGGAAATAATCCCACGACGTGCCCATGATCCAAAATGCGTTTTACGGTCGGCCGTCGTCCAGGTTTTGGCGTCCGTTCGACCACCGGCTCCGTAATACCCAATATCCGCAACATCCGGATCTTCTGACGGCTCGTTGGTACCCACATTTCGCCCGTTTTCATCCGTCATAAACGGCACAAAGAAGATTTTTTTTGCGGATTTCGTCTTATATGCACCATACACCGCATCGTATTGCGAAGAATAAGTCTGCTTCCAGTAGTAGGTCGTGTCGCCACAAATCCAGGGAACTGATGACGGAGAGCCCCCGAGACACTGACCTCCGAATTCCGACAGGTCAGAACGATATTTTTCCACCATGGAATCAAACAGCCCCGGCTGAGTGGCGTATGCACCCTGTTTCAAATCAAACTCGCCCTGCATCCAGACCACTGCAAGCAGAATATTTTTAGGGTTGGCCTTCAGTGCGGCCTGAGTACGGGTAAGCAGGTCCTTGTACAGTGGCTTATCTACACCCCAGCGTGCCGAGGTCTCGCTTGCGCCGGTGGATTCGCTGAAGGTACCTTCATCGCCCGCCAAAAATGCAGAACCACCACGGCAGCACGGAACCAGAAGAATACCGGCATTCGCCGGAATAAACGGCAACAATTTCTTCGCGATATGTAATCCCTGCCCCACGCATCCATACTGAGCTGCGCTGGCTTTCGGGTGTGAAAACTTACTCAAATCCTGAACATCATGCAGGCAGTGGTCCGCAGGAATAATGTCATTGTAGTTACAGGACGCACCACCCGGCGTGACAGTGCTGCGACGCGCCAGCTGTTTAATACGCGGGTCCGGACGGTCATATGTCTCCGGCAGCGGAAGCCCTTCACCATACGCCATACCGTTTGACTGCCCGGCCAGGGCAACAACAAAGTAATACTCCGGGTTGCTGGTGGTGCTGATAACTGCGCCTTCTCCATCCGACGGCTTCACCACCACAGGTGTGGTGACATCACCTTCCGCCGCAATGGCCTGCATCAGGGTATAAGGCGTGATGGCCACCGGACTGCCAAATGGCTGCCACCCCTCCTTCAGTTTTTGTGTCAGTCGTTTCGCAAGGTCTGACGGCGATGCCGCCCTGACAACATCATAGTGTTTAAATGCCATGGTTCTTTCCACCATCTGAAAAATAATTCTTTAAAATACCTGACATGTAATACAGAAAAAACACAAAACCATACCTTAAATAAAAACCTCATCATCAAGCAGATATGCATGGATAAACTACAAGACGAGATATAAACCACCCTGCATTTAAATAAACAATAAACAACATCAGAAAAATAATTCTGCTCTATGGTTTACATTCAAAAATATCATTTATACTTTTCAGAACATCACCAGCAAGACATAAACAAGGAAACTAAATGAAGTGGATTGTGATTGATACAGTTATCCAGCCATCATGCGGAATATCTTTTTCAGTCATATGGAGTAAAATAAAATTAATAATCTGGTATCAATCGGATGCTTTCTTACCTCCTGAAAGTATATTTACACTGACTCACACAGGTATCATGCTCAATAACAAAGTGCTACCTGTAACCATTTACAACGTAGCACCATTCAATAAAACATTCTGGAATTTAATCAAAAACAGCCAGGAATGTCCTACAAATACAGATAACGTATTGAATGAATGCTTTAATAACCGTTGCACTCTGCAAATATGTCCTTATGGACTAAAACAACAAAGTCCATAAGGAGTTTACTCACATCTGACAAAATCAATATAAACAGCCCCTCCGGAGAGGGGCTGGAGAGTGGCGCTATGTGCCATTGCATGGTGCCGGGTGCCTCCCGGTGAATTCAGTACCAGCACCTGAATCCGCGATTATCCCATATACCTACTCGCTGATTGCCCCTCCGCACAGGGGGATTCACCATGCCAGTTTCTTTTAACAAACTCCCCGCAAACCAGACAACAGTCAACCGCCTGAATTGTGAGACATTTAAAAAAAGCCCGCAAAAGCGAGCCAGGGAAAATAAGTGTGGCGCGTTGTACTGGATTCGAACCAGTGACCGATTGCTTAGAAGGCAATTGCTCTGTCCGGCTGAGCTAACAACGCAGGATACAGATAATGGACCGCCTTCGGGGACCCGAACTCCGCGCAACCAGCTTCGAAAGCTGGCGCTCTTTCCTGATGAGCTAATGGCGGTATGTGATGGTGGCCCTTGCTGGATTTGAACCAGCGACCTGGCGATTATGAGTCGCTCGCTCTCACCACTGAGCTAAAGGGCCGGGAGCAGAATAATAATGGTGCGTAATTAATTCTGCAATCTCATCCGTTTCAAACGATTAAATCCTGAACTTCCCTGACTGTCTGCTCAAAACGTCCGGTCTCCAGTTCAACGCCAATCGCACGACGCCCGAGCGCCAGTGCCACTTTTACCGTTGAACCTGAGCCCATAAAAAAATCTGCAACCAGGTCACCCGGACGACTGCTTGCGCTGATTATCTGCTGCAGCATTTCTGCCGGTTTTTCGCACGGATGTTTCCCGGGATAGAACTGCACCGGTTTATGTGTCCACACATCCGTGTACGGCACCTGCGCCGTCACACCAAAATACCGCCGCAGATGCTTATATTCACTCTGCAGCTCCACATACTGCCGGTTCAGTGACGTATACGTATCCACCAGCTGGTGGTGGGGCTTTTCCAGTTCACCGCGCTGATGTTTCTCTTCTGCCACCCGGGCAAACAGCGACTGTAATTTCAGATAATCGCTTTCGTTCGGTAGCTGCCACTGACTGGCACTGAACCAGTGCGACACCATGTTTTTCTTTCCTGTGGCATCTGCAATCTGTTTTGCCGTTATCCCCAAGGCAGCGCGCGCATCACGAAAGTAAGAAATCAGCGGGGCCATCACATGCTGTTTCAGTGCACTGCCCTTCGCCGCATACCCGGCATCTTTCGGACGATACGGCCCCTGATAATGTTCCGCGAACAGAATGCGCTCTGTGGCGGGGAAATACGCCCGCAGGCTTTCCTTGTTGCATCCGTTCCAGCGTCCGGACGGCTTCGCCCAGATAATATGGTTCAGCACACTGAAGCGTTCACGCATCATGATTTCGATATCAGATGCCAGGCGATGACCACAGAACAGGTAAAGACTTCCGACAGGTTTCAGCACCCGCCAGAACTGCGCCAGACACTGGTCCAGCCACTTCAGGTAATCATCGTCGCCCTTCCACTGGTTATCCCAGCCCTCAGGCTTCACTTTAAAGTACGGCGGGTCCGTGACTATCAGGTCAACAGAATTTTCGGGTAACGACCGGATAAATTCCAGGCAGTCGGCGTTGATTAACTCACAACTGGATATTTTTACAGTATTAAGCATGGATCATTAAGCCTGTCTCTGATAGGCTCATTCTGCTTTTGCGCAAAGCAGTGGGCCTGAGGTTTGCTTGTGAACCCAACGCATGAGCAGATGGCTGGTAAGTGCCCCTAACACCCACCAGCCGCCCATTTACCACAAATAAAAAAGCCTTCACTGCGGAAGGCGTCTGTAACAACCGAACTGATAGTCTGCCAGACCCGCCATAACCAGCTGAGTCAGTATTAACTGGCAGCGTTCGCGTGAAAGGTAAGTATTCTGCGCTATCTCCCCGACTGTCGCCGGTTCGGTAACGCTTAATTCATTAAACACCACTCTGGCGGTTTCTGTCATATCCTGCTGTTTTAGCATGTCTTTTTCCTTTTTCCGGTTAACGTGACATACCAATAACTCTTGTCGAAAAAGCCAGCAAGCTGAAAGACCCGTATTCGCAACCACCAGCGTGTTTACTGTACTGACGCGATTTTGGGCATAAAAAAAAACCGCCTGACGGCAGTTTTTTTTCTTACTTTGCCATCGCGTACAAAATCGGCAAAATATCAGATTTATACGAAACGTACGCTATTTAATTGACTTTTGCAATATCTCGTCGTGAAAAAGTCGCTTTTTGTTGCGCTCTTATTTTCACGGTGCAAATCACAGATTCTCTATCGAGACTCTTAAAAATATCGCACATCTCACGCCAGTAGTTCGCATAATTATGGCTCCAGTTATCAGGCTTAACTCCACACAGTCTGGCAAGCTCCTGTCTCTGGTAGACCTCACACCCGGTAATCCATCCTCTGACATCCTGTGCCGCCAGCCAGATCAACTTCTTCACGCGCTCCTGCGTTTTCCCTGCAATTTTTCTGGTGCCGTACCGGGTTTTAAATTCATTCCACACCCACTGCGTTATCGCGATCTGATATTCCCAACAAATACTCCCGCTGTAACACCACAACAACCAGGCTTTATGATGTTCTTCAAGAGACAGAACAGCCCGCCGCCACGATGATGTCGAAAACTCAACCGGACTGACGAGAGGAATTGACACCCCCTTCGCCAGCGATTGCTTTCCCGGGATTGGTGGATTATCCCGCGTTATCATTTTTCCAGTCACTTCATCGCGGTACCGGATTTTTTTACGCCTGTAACGCCCTGTATCAAACATGGCATTCTCCTGCCAGGCCTCAAGCTGCCCTTTTGTTGATCCACTCAAATCGGCGGTGGCAATCATGAGTTGCTCACGAACAAACTGTAAATACTGGTTATTCATGCGTACTCCAGTTCTGTGATTTTTATCCCCAACCGCCCACCAGGAACAAGCTGACCGCGCACAATATTAATTTCATCAAACTGCTCGTCGTCTATGAGCAGCCCCGCATGCGTCAGTACATCCAGTGGTGCCTTCAGGATATTGTCCAGGTCACGACGGCGCTTATCCGGTGGCTCTGCAATAATTTCTATTGCCGGCCTTCCGGACAGGTTTAATTTCAGTTGCTGCTGGCGAACAATAAGCGCCACATCACGGCGATAACGCTCACCGACTTTTGATACAAAATATGTGCTGCCACGACGTCGCCAGTAAGTGTTCACCGTTGGCGGGTAAGGCAAAACAAATTCTATGCGTTCAGTCATTTATGCTTTCCACTTCAGAACACCCGAATTTCTCGCGTGCATTAAAAAACGAATCAGCAACAACAGCTGGCTGCCGTGTTTTTCTTCAAAATCTTTTACCCCGGCGTGTAGTTCGCTATGGCATTTACGGCACAGCGGAATAACAAACAAATCATCAGCCTTTGTTCCCATCCCTCCCAGTCCATGACCAATGATGTGATGCGGATCATCTGCCTGATTGCCACACGTCATGCATTTCTGCGTTTTTACCCAACGCGTGTATACAGGCATCTCTTCCCGTTGTGATTTCTGGCGCTGGAGATACTGAGCCGGTGACTCCGGATCAACGGCAATGCTGACCACCGTCTTTTCCTGTGGCGGGTTTTGCTGGTGGGCGTGAGGCAGCGGCGCAAGATTTTTTGTGCGCTGCTTCAGTATGCTGGTGGCGGTCTGCTCTCCCGGTACGATGTCGCTTTCACGGTACATTGAGCGGATTTTTTCCGCACGCAACCCCAGCGAACGACGTAATACCGCTTCCGGTAGCGCGTCCGCCACCTGATTGCGGACCGCCCACCAGGATAATTCAGCCAGCGATAATTCCCGTTCCTGCGAGCCATTCATTGCATGGCGTATGACGTCAATCATCCATGCAGACAGGTTTTGGTGAGCAAGTTGCCCGAGTGATTCGGAGGTCTGGTCGCGCAGCTGGTTGTCGCAGTGCCAGCACAACACCATTGCGCCGGTACCATAACGGTGAATGACGGTTTCACTGTGGTGATAATCGCCGTGTGGCCACTGGCAGGATTTAACATGGCGCAGTAACCAGTCAGACAATGCGCCAGCGCCACCAGCAGCACGAATCACTCGTTCGTCGCTGAAAAATGGCAGTAATGATTTATCCTCCGCCAGCGGCTGGCGAACGGCAGGAACGACCCCGGACGGCAGATTACGCATGCTTTTCGGTTCCGGCTCCACCAGTACCCGGGTATTGTGGAATACCGGCATGGATTCACTGCCCGGCTTAACGATCACCAGCCCGAGTTCCGGTACCAGAACAGGTCGAAGTAATACCCGCACGTTACCTCCAGATGCGTTGCTGGAATGTGCGGGACAGACGCGGTGGGCGTTCGGAGTAAGGAAGCCTGACGGAGATTATCCAGTGACGGTAGTCGAGGCTAAGGGCTTTTTTAACCTCGCATCCGCGCCTGCGGTAACACTGAATGAGCCATTCGGCCTGTTCTTCAGTGCATGGGGGATGCTGGTACCAGTCTGACTTAAATGCGTGAGAATACCGCTCGTGCGTGTGGGCAAGAACGGTCGAATTATCATGTTTGTAATATTTTGCGTTGCGTGCCATCGGTTTTCTCCGGTGGCACGGTGTTACTCAGCGGGAGTTCAGCCCCGCGCAAGATTGTAGATGAGTTTATTCTTCTGAAAAAGCAGAAAAGCCAGCTTTTATTCCGATCTCTTTCAATACCTGTAATGAAGTGACAAACTCACCGTCGCGCAAGATAAATCCGTCCGTCACTCGGGCATCCACAAAATTAATTAACGCAGCCCCATTTTTTTGCAAACACACAATGCGGTAATGACTAACAATATTTCCATTTTCAACGCACACAGCATAGAGGCCATCTTCACAAAAAATTTTACGCAGTTCTTCGATGTTCATCATCAGAATCCTTCCGGATAATTAGCTCTCCCCTTTAAGGGACCATCCCTCTTATCCCTGCGCGCTACTTAAGTATTTTTGATTCTATTCCGGCACCGTCCAGAACTTCAAATGCGTTGAAAATAAAAACAAAAACCCGCCGAAGCGGGTTAAGTGCGGGTGCGTTGAGAATGCCTGCCACATCAGAGGTGGCGAGGGATTTCTCCCTCGCCGGGTCTCTTACTCCTCAGGTTCGTAAGCTGTGAAGACAGCGACCTCCGTCTGGCCGGTTCGGATTCGTACCTCGCAGAGGTCTTTCCTCGTTACCAGTGCCGTCACTATGACGGTTAAACAGATGACGATCAGGGCGATTAACATCGCCTTTTGCTGCTTCATAGCCTGCTTCTCCTGTCAACGCAAAGCAGAAGTGTCACCTTCGGTGCGAAACAGAGATGTCATGCTTTGGTTCAGAGAATGCGTTTGACCGCCTCGCTATATACTTCCGAGCGTTCTCTTTTCCCAACAGAAATCACGAAAACGACAACTTTCTCGTCTATAACCTGGTATACAAGGCGATAGCCTGAAGACCGGAGCTTAATCTTGTAACAATCAGGCATACCACGGAGCTTGTTTGCTTCAATCCGGGGTGACTCAAGTACTTCAACCAGCTTCTTTTTCAACTGTTCACGTACCATCGAGCCCAGCTTTCGCCATTCCTTTAGTGCCCGCTCGTCAAAATCCAGAAAATACGCCATCAGAGTTCATCCAGCGTCACACGTACTGGCTTAGGATTACGAAGCCGTTCTTTCACTATCTCCACAAGTTCAGCATCTTCATCACTCAGGAGTGTCTGTTTGAACGGCAAGCGTTCATTGTCAGCGATATACTCGAGCATGAGACGAAGCGCTTCAGAAGGAGTTACACCCATTTTTTCAAGCGCGGCGTAAGAACGCGCTTTAAGTTCATCGTCAATACGCAGGTTAATGCTACCCATGTCTTACACCTCTTGTAATTACAAATGTCATTACAAGTATCGCACTACAACATGCTTAGGGCAAGTCACGAAGGAAGTCAGAAAGTAGTCGTAAGAACGGTGATCACTGTCCGCTTTGTGCCAGGAGCAGCCATTGCTAAGTCCATCCTGTATTGTGCAGGTCAGCTCGTTTTTAAAGAGTCCGGCCATCATCTTACTGGTACAGACACCATATACTTTGTGACGGTCAGGCTACATATACACAACTCAACTTATTCATCTATTTTTTGCTTTAGCATGTCAGTGTTGCTTTCTCGTCGGCGGGTGAGCGGTGACCTGACCTGTCGATAAAGGAACGTAACACGTTTTATGCAACACCCGCATGCGGCAGAAAATTATTGCCGAACGTTTACCCCTGTCAACAAGCTTTACTTTCTGAGGCGCGCCAGCCCGCGAGGAAAACAATCTGAACATCAAACAATTAATGACACAAGAAATACGATTAAAGATTTTTTTGTGCATGCCGATAGTGCTTTTTTAAAAGGAGAAATCTATGTCTGTCACAATTCAGGGAAATACCTCAACCGTTATTTCAAACAACTCCGCCCCGGAAGGAACATCAGAAATAGCCAAAATCACAAGACAAATTCAGGTGCTGACTGAAAAGCTTGGGAAAATCTCATCGGAAGAGGGGATGACGACACAGCAGAAAAAAGAAATGGCTGCATTGGTACAGAAGCAAATTGAAAGCCTCTGGGCTCAACTGGAGCAGTTGTTAAGGCAGCAGGCAGAGAAAAAGAATGAAGACGCGACAGTTCAGCCTGATAAAAAAGAAGAGAAAAAAGACGATACAAATACCGCTGGCACCATTGATATTTACGTCTAAGTGACAGCCGTATTGTGGCCCTCATCGGGCCACTTTTCGCCATCAGCCTTTTCTTTAAAGACATATTATCTTTGTATCATTTCTGATAGTTAACATTACAAGATATAAGTAATGGACGCACTCCCAATTAGTCTATTTAAATCGCCACGAGTTTAACTGACAACCCATGATCAATTATGAATTGCAACTATTTCTGTAGTCACTTTTGTGGGGACAGTCCACAAAACTGCCAACTTCCGCTTCTTGCTCTTAGCGGACATTAGCATAGGCTATTTACCATAACGCCTCATTACGCGCACCGCCCAGACTGACTCAGCGCGTTTCTGGCATATCCCCGGTAAAACAAGTAACAAACCACCCGAAAATGAACACCAGAAACGCGACTTAAGAATCTACCCTATGAATGGATATGCACTCAACCGAATCGATCTTGGTTTCAATCTTTTTTATCGGGATCAGGCTTCTTTTTAGGTAACTTCGGGGGCTTAACTTGCTGATGACTTTGCGTTCGGCGCGTAAGCCAGGGATGGTCAGCTTTAGGTTTAACATAGTATTTTGAGCGTAAATCAATACGGGCATTATCCACTCGTTCATGGACACTCTTTTCATCATCCAGTGGTATAGGCTCCGGGCCATCAACATACTTTTCCCAGCCCAGCGCTTTCCCGTCATACAGAACGTTAATTTCACCGTCAAAGTTCTCGCATACAGTAACAACCGAATGCCTAAGTCGATATCCCCGGCCCTCACTGCGTACCTGAAACGCACTGCTTTTGTACTGGAAAGTGAGATTTTTAGACAGAACGCGCTTCGCCTGTAGGCTGAAGATATAACCCAGTTCCTCTTCAGAATGGTGCACATCAAGATGAGCATTATCAGTAGTACGAGGCGACGTAGCGAACCGGTTGTTATAGGCTTCAATAAAGGTCGGCAACCATGCATTTGCTGTTTCAATATCACTGATATTCTGAAGCCGCATTTCTTTGACCAGCCTGTCCTGTAGTGTCTGATTGGCGCGCTCTACCCGCCCTTTTGCCTGCGGGCTGTTGGCATGGATTGGCTCGATGCCCAGTGTCTTTATCGCACGAGTGAACTGGGTCAGCTCACCTTCCCGCTCTGGGTTATTTACCCTGAATATACTGTGTCTATCAGAGTAGAGAGCGAGCGGTACGCCATGATCATTAAGGTAACCCCGGAGGGTTTCCATGTAAGCCCGGGTTGTTTCAGCAGGCACAAAACGCAACGCCATCAACGCACTGGTGGCATCATCAATGAAAACGATCAGTGTACATCTGGGGCCTCGATTTTCAAACCAGTCATGAGGTGAGCCATCAATCTGGATCAGTTCACCGTAAGATGGTCGTCGCATGCGGCGTTGATATATACGGGCAATTTTACGACGGCGTTCACGCCATAACCCCTCTTCTATCATCCACTTTCTGAGAGTTTCAACGGATAAAGATAAACCGTGTATCTCGTGCAATTTTTCGCACGCAAACGTAGGTCCAAAATCAGCGTAACGGCCTTTGAGGAGTGAAATTACTGTTGCTCTGAATTCAGTAGAAAAGGAATTATTAGGACGCTTTCCACGTCGGTGGGAAACCAGACCAGAAGGCCCTTCATTTCTATACCGTTGCACCAGACGTTTAACCTGCCGAATAGAAATGCCAATGCGTGCCGCAGCTTGTTCCTGAATAATCTGAAGTCGGTGGAGTTCCTTATGACTCATCGTAACAGTCTCTTTGATCATGAAAAATCCCCCAGAGAATTGTCTGGGGACATTTTAGAATGGTTCAAAGGGGACATTACAGCTTGGTGTTAACAATAGCCTGCTTCTCCGTGCCTTTCGGCACGTAAGAGGCTAACCTACATGTGTCTAGCATGAAATTGGCCTCAGATTAATGTTAAGCGTCTTGCAGGACGCGTAATGTTAACTGGGGCTTTTCTCTATCTGCCGTTGGTGTCCATGCCCGAGGCAGATAGCCTCAAGCACCCGCAGTCATTCTACTTAACTAAGATTTCCCCGCAAACCGTTTTTGTCCAGCACAGTAAATATCCAACTAAACCAATGGAGTTCGCTGTATTTACCGCCAGTATTCAATGCACATGACCGCCATGAACACCCCTAAAAAAAGGGCATTTATATATCCAAATATTAATATCAAAACATCAACTTTTTCCATATACCTTGCTGTGAAGATGATGGGCATACATGATGCGAACAACCAGAACGCAACAAACAAAAACTGCAATGCGTTTTTCATTATTCCTCCTACAATCAATGTGCAATTACATTTAAACACACCTCAATTTGGCCGGACATATAAATATCTAAACCAGAAAAAATCACTTACATAGCGTTACAAACTCTTTAGTCTAAAGGTTCATCGTAAAACATTCCCCATACTTATCAGTCCGTTCCGCGCCAGGTAGCTCATTGCCTTATCTGGCAACCTGTAATCAGGTTTCCGCTTTTTCAGTTGGCTGGTCGTTTAACCGACATAGTTAATCCATTAATCTAGTTGCCGGATGTTGGTGGATTTTCGCGTTTTAGTTGTTCATAAAAGTGCACAGCTTTAACCAGTTCTTCTGATGTAACTGGGACTGGTGAGGCAGTGAATAAGGCCTGAATTTGATAGTTCGGCCTGTCGTTACAATCCTCTTTTTTCGGTACATATTTCCAGTCACCAGACCACTACTTCCCCTGAAAGTCCGTAACGCCTTTTTTCACGTAGCGATATCGCCATGCCACTGGTTTTGCTTGCCCCGCCGTTTCATGCCCTTCCTGATAATTAATCTCGCTCATTCATCGCCCCACTCATCACAATATGCTTCGACCGGAGTTTTTCCCGCTTCATAGTCATCACGCTAGGATTCGACATCAGCAGCACTTCCACCGCGTAACTCACCATAGTCCATTAATAGTTCATCCCGCTCTTCAAAACTGATGTTATATTTAGCTGAACAAAAATCAGCCACTTTGTTCTTCCTCATCGTCTTTTATTTCGTGGTATGAGTAATTGCAGTAGTTAAAGAAAATTTCTTATGCTCCGTCATGAATTTCCTCAGGTGTTGCGTCATCGTCCACTTCGAATACATCCTCAAAATCTCCACCAGCTATTCCCGTTTCAATAATAATTTTGAACTTTCGCATTTCACTACCGCCCTTTCGGGCGGCCTCCTGATGTTCTGAGGGTGCAGAAATCCATCCGGTTAAGGATTAAATTTTATTTACAGAACTGAATTTAATTATTCAGATATACGTATCTGTAGCCTTACGAATCTACTCACTGGATGCCTCTTTCATAAAAATAATCCAGTGGGTTTTATCGTTTTTTCCCTGTTCGTTGACAGATAACAGGTTTTCTGTCTGTCAGTGCCAGAATCTGGCTTACCGGTATTTGCGTTTCATTCCATTAAAAAATCAGAACGCCGTGCGGCCTCAACACCCGAAAGGCTTCTTTAAATCTCTGTCGCGAATCATCACGCCAGGCATCTTTATTCAGCCGTCCATATTTCTTTCCCATCCAGGCGTTATCACCAACACTCTCAAGATGCGGAGGGTCCAATACAACCATCGAAAAAGATGCGTCTGCAAATGATAATGCACGAAAATCTGCGATAATGTCAGGGCTGATAATCAAGCGTCTCCCATTGCGTAATGTGTATCCTTCTTTTCTGATATCGCTGAATATCGCCCGTTCGTCAGACTTATCGAACCAGAACATGCGGCTGCCACAGCACATATCAAGAATGGTTGCCGGTGCACTCACTGCGCCACGTCCTGAAAATTACCCTGATAGAAAGCCAGTATGCGCTGCATAACTTCGCTCTTCCGGCACTCGCGACAGATTATGTTTAGGCGACTGTCGTAGCGACGTATTTCTCCGTCAGGTGATGACCAGATAAGGTCCGGATCAACCACAGCAGGTTTCTTCACCTTTGCCCTCGAGAGTTTTTTGCGGGCGTTTTGCCAGTCCTTACGCGCCTGTTCAGAGGGGAATAACCCGTAGCCGGAGTTGTATACATCGCCACTGGCTACCAGCTCTCTGGCAAGAACGCTCATCAGATATCTAGTCGCACCTGTTTTAGCTTCCAGTTGCCGTAACGTCTCACGGCCGCTCTGGCGCACGAGTTCCACCACCTGCCATTTAATTTTTTCCCGCTCTTCTTGTGTAAAAACTTTTGCCACAAGTCCCCCTTAAAATTACCTCATGACCTGAAATCAACACTTATCCTCTGAAACCAGGCGGAATTTCTGTATCCGGTTCAGAAATATGATTAACACAACGCTGTACAGGTGAACGTCCCAGGCGGATGACCAGTTCGTCCCATTTTTCGCGGAGCTTTGACGGGCTCATGATGTTTTTTACCCAGAATGGATCTCGCTGAACCCGACCAAACATTTCGCAAATTTGTCTGTGGCTTCTGCCATCCAGCATCCGCATTGTGCGCACGTCATTGGCCCAGGCAGTCCAGTTAGGCTCTTTTGGTCGCATGATCTCGCCATCATCACTGGCTGCCTGTTCGTAGAGACCCACGATCCGCCCCCAGATCCACTGCGCACACGCCAAATCCTCCCTGCTACCCCACTGGCGTTTTTTCGCACTAAACACAACCGCGTCGGAGTTCCGGGTTAAAAAATCCTGTTCAGTCGTCTGCGGGTCCGGTTGCGAAGCTTCCGGACGAAAAGTGTTTTTATTCTCTGTAGTAATCTCTGTTGTATTCTCTGTAAGATCATCAGGCCATTTTGACCCGATGACATTGGGTCGTTTTGAACCAATGGAGCGTTTCATTTTGACCTCTTCCATCGTGTCATTTTGACCTGATGGAGCGGCGCATTTTGAACCGATGGATTCGCTCAATTTGCCACCATCTAAAAGCTCGCTCCCATAGTTGATCGTGTAGAAATTGGTCATATCGCGCTTTGATTTATTGAGCTTTTCACAACGCAAAAGCCCCAGCGTTTTCAGACTTGCAAACGCGCGCTTTAACGTTGACTCTGACCAGAATGGGAACTGTTCCAGCCATTGTTCCGTTGTGTTATAAATCCAGCGAACACCATCACATTCCATGCCGGAGTTGGTATCTCTCAACCAGTAGTGCAGTTGTTGCAAAACAATGGCTTCGTTTAAGCCAATTTTCATTGCCAGCTGCGTGTTTATAACCAGTGGGCGTTCAGCAAAAAGAAGGCTCATAATTCCATCCAGCTTTTTGTTGGTATTGCTGTCGATACGCAAGTTTGAAAGCAATTGCTTTTTCTATAAGTTCGTCAGTTTCACGATCCACTACGGCAGGATCAGCAAAAAGCAGTCCGGACTCCACCACATCGCCATATTCTTTGTTTAACCCGGCGATCATGCACGTGATGCTTTTTCCGTCAGTAATTTCACGATACAACCTGAAATCATTAATCCGGATAGCCTCCATAATTGCAGGCACTAGCGCCGTGAACTTTTCACGCTTATCCCTGGTGTCGATAGCCTTCCAGCGTTCAAATATCTTCACTCGATTAACGCCAAGCGCTCGCTGATCAATCGCGCCACCTTCATATGTGACACGCTGAACATCGATGTTCGGGCGCTCTTTCAAAGCCCAGAATGCTTCAGTGATTAATATCGTCGCCTGCTCCTGTGTCATTCCTGGTCGACATATCCAGGCATCCAGAGCCTCACGAGCCTGTTCAGGAGTGATTTTCATTGTTCAACCGCCCCGCCCGCTTCGTCTTACGATATTCATCATAAACTTTGGGATCATACTGAAGCTCCCCGCCAGATGCCTCCTGTAGACGCATCGCGCGACCTTCGGGAACTAAATCCCCTTTCCAGCTATAAAGCGAAGCCAAACGAATACCTGCTGCTTGTGCAAGTTTTGTTTTTGAACCGAAATACAAAAGAGCGTCAGTTTTAAGCATTTAAAACACCTTTATTGTTAGTCATAACTAACAAGATAGATGTTAACAAAAACATAGTCAATACGATTTAGCATTAGCTAACTATGGAAACAAAAAATTTAACTATCGGCGAACGCATCAGGTATCGTCGGAAAAACCTCAAACACACCCAAAGGTCTCTTGCTAAAGCCCTGAAAATCTCCCATGTGTCTGTATCACAATGGGAACGGGGTGATAGTGAACCTACAGGGAAGAACCTTTTTGCCCTCAGCAAAGTATTGCAATGCTCACCAACATGGATTCTATTTGGCGATGAAGACAAGCAACCAACACCACCTGTTGAGAAGCCAGTTGCCTTATCCCCCAAAGAACTAGAGCTCCTTGAGCTGTTTAATGCACTGCCAGAATCAGAACAGGATACCCAGCTCGCCGAAATGCGAGCTCGAGTAAAAAACTTCAATAAACTCTTTGAAGAATTACTAAAAGCCCGTCAGCGGACAAATAAAAGATAACATCATCAATGAGTTATCTTTTACCACATCAATTATGTTAGCTATAACATACAAAATCACTTGACCGATATGTTAGTCATGGCTAATCTTGTTTGCATCAACACACCGCACGGTGTTCTCAGCAAACAGTTCCGCTACCCCAGCGTTAAGGGGAAATGAGGTCAGCATGGATACTATCGATCTTGGCAACAACGAATCTCTGGTGTACGGCGTGTTTCCAAACCAGGACGGCACGTTCACCGCAATGACGTATACCAAAAGCAAAACGTTTAAAACCGAAAATGGTGCCCGTCGCTGGCTGGAAAGAAACTCAGGTGAGTGATATGGATTTCGACACAATCATGGAAAAGGCTTACGAAGAATACTTCGAAGGCCTTGCCGAAGGCGAAGAAGCTCTCAGCTTCAGTGAGTTTAAACAGGCGCTTTCCAGTTCGGCAAAATCTAACGGCTGATAAGCGAAACAGCACCGCGAGGAATCAGTATGCAGAAACGAGAACCCGTCATCATCGCGCCAGACTATACCGATGATGAACTTTATGAGTGGATGCGCCAGAAAATTAATGCAGCGCAGGATCTGAAATGGGCCAATGAAGCCAGGGCTAAGCAGGCTGAAAATCTGTCCGCTCTGGAGCAGGATATCACCAATCTGGAAAAAGCAGCGGCATTAAGCATTGCCAGAATGATTACATACCCGCGTTAATAGCTAACCAACGAAGCTAAGGTTGGTAATTAAGGAGTTCTCCACGGGTGAAGTGGAGTGCGTGCGCCGGACACGGGTGAACATCCGGCACTGACAGTTTACTGAAAGGATATTTCTCTGAAAAGTCAGAGCATAACGCGAAAGCACACGGAGAAGCTCGTCTCTCTGTACTTTGTCGTTAAATTTAATTCGACCGTGCGCTTCCGGTTGTGGCAATCCGCGAAATGGCGCGGCGGTAAGTATGGCGGGGTTATTCCTTCCCCTTGAGGACACCGGGTTGTCAGGCTGACCATACGCTTAAGTGACAGCCCCGCCACAATATCCATGTGTAGTCTTTGGTGGCATCAGTTCTACTCCGTGACTGCTCTGCCACCCTTTTTAAAGTGAATTTTGTGATGCAGTGAATGCGGCTAAGCGCACGCGGAACAGTTAAAACCAAAAACAGTGTTATGGGTGGATTCTCTGTATCCGGCGTTAATTGTTAACTGGTTAACGTCACCTGGAGGCACCAGGCACCGCATCACAAAATTCATTGTTGAGGACGCGATAATGGAAACGTTATTACCAAACGTTAATACGTCTGAAGGTTGTTTTGAAATTGGTGTCACTATCAGTAACCCTGTATTTACTGAAGATGCCATTAACAAGAGAAAACACGAACGGGAGTTATTAAATAAAATATGCATTCTTTCAATGCTGGCCCGTTTACGTCCGATACAAAAAGGATGCTGGCAATGAATACAGCATTTGCACTTGTTCTGACAGTTTTTCTTGTTTCCGGAGAGCCAGTTGATATTGCAGTCAGTGTTCACAGGACAATGCAGGAGTGTGTGACTGCAGCAACCGAACAGAAAATTCCCGGTAACTGTTACCCTGTCGATAAAGTTATTCACCAGGATAATAGCGAAATCCCGGCAGGTCTTTAAAACAGTTCCGTAATAAACATCCGATTTCATTCTTATATGCCAGCAATGGCAGGGATTTGTTCACCCTTAAATCTGTAATGAGGTAAAACAAAATGAGTAAAGTCTTTATTTGCGCCGCCATTCCGGACGAACAGGCAATAAAGGAAGAAGGTGCAGTCGCTGTAGCCACTGCCATTGAAGCCGGTGATGAACGTCGCGCCCGCGCAAAATTTCACTGGCAATTCCTGGAGCATTATCCGGCTGCTCAGGACTGCGCTTATAAATTTCTTGTTTGCGAGGATAAACCCGGTATACCCCGCCCTGCCCTCGATTCATGGGATGCTGAATATATGCAGGAAAACCGCTGGGATGAGGGGGCTACTTCCTTTGTCCCGGTTGAGACTGAATCAGATCCGATGAACGTCGCTTTTGACAAGCTGGCCCCTGAAGTACAGAACGCTGTCATGGTTAAGTTCGACACATGTGAAAACATCACCGTTGATATGGTGATTAGCGCGCAGGAATTGTTGCAGGAAGACATGGCAACATTCGACGGACATATCGTTGAAGCGTTGATGAAAATGCCAGAAGTTAACGCCATGTATCCGGAGCTTAAGTTGCACGCCATTGGGTGGGTTAAGCATAAATGTATTCCTGGTGCTAAATGGCCCGAAATTCAGGCAGAGATGCGCATCTGGAAAAAACGTCGCGAAGGTGAACGCAAGGAAACCGGAAAATACACGTCTGTTGTTGATCTCGCCCGCGCCAGAGCCAATCAACAGTACACTGAAAATTCAACAGGAAAAATCAGCCCGGTCATTGCTGCCATTCATCGCGAATACAAGCAGACATGGAAAACACTGGATGACGAACTGGCCTACGCTCTCTGGCCTAGTGATGTGGATGCCGGAAACATTGACGGCAGCATCCATCGCTGGGCAAAAAAAGAAGTTATCGACAACGACCGCGAAGACTGGAAGCGTATCTCGGCATCAATGCGCAAACAGCCTGATGCCCTTCGCTACGACCGCCAAACTATTTTTGGCCTTGTCCGTGAGCGTCCGATCGACATTCACAAAGATCCCGTAGCACTGAACAAATATATCTGCGAATACCTGACGACAAAGGGCGTGTTTGAGAATGAAGAAACAGACCTGGGCACTGTTGATGTTCTCCAGTCATCAGAAACACAAACTGATGCAGTGGAAACTGAGGTATCTGATATCCCAAAAAATGAAACCGCGCCGGAAGCTGAACCATCTGTAGAGCGTGAGGGGCCGTTCTATTTCCTCTTCGCAGATAAGGACGGAGAAAAATACGGTCGCGCAAACAAACTCTCTGGTCTGGATAAGGCACTGGCTGCTGGCGCCACTGAAATCACAAAAGAAGAATATTTTGCCCGAAAAAATGGCACATACACGGGCTTACCGCAAAATGTAGATACCGCTGAAGATTCAGAACAACCAGAGCCGATAAAAGTTACCGCTGACGAAGTAAACAAAATTATGCAGGCAGCCAATATCAGCCAGCCTGACGCCGATAAGTTGCTTGCTGCATCACGTGGTGAATTTGTTGAAGGGATTAGTGACCCGAATGATCCGAAATGGGTTAAGGGGCTCCAGACCCGCGATTCTGTGAACCAGAACCAGCATGAATCGGAACGGAACTACCAAAAAGCGGAACAAAACAGTCCAAATGCGTTACAAAACGAGCCAGAAACGAAACAGCCTGAACCAGTAGCGCAACAGGAAGTGGAAAAAGTCTGCACCGCCTGCGGTCAGACCGGCGGCGGCAACTGCCCTGATTGTGGCGCGGTGATGGGCGACGCAACATACCAAGAAACATTCGATGAAGAGTATCAGGTTGAAGTTCAGGAAGATGATCCGGAGGAAATGGAAGGCGCTGAACATCCACACAAGGAGAACACTGGCGGCAATCAGCATCACAATAGCGATAATGAAACTGGCGAGACGGCAGATCACCCAATTAAGGTGAACGGTCATCACGAAATCACATCCACCAGCAGGACGTGTGACCATCTAATGATCGACCTTGAAACC